GGCTGGTCAGGTGCGCGGCCGTCGACCACGGGCAGCACGAGCCCGCACGCACCGTAGAGACGCGACCAACCCGCCGCCTCGGCGAGCCGCTCCGACCCCTTGATCTCGCGCTCGAAGCGCAGGCGGAACGCCTCGTGCTCGCCGGGCAGGGTCCAGCCTGCGCGAAACGCGTCATCGACGATCTTCCACACGACGCGCGCGCAGATCTCGCTTTGGTCGTTCAGGGTCTCGACCTCGTGGCGCGTCAGGCGTCGCCGGCGCCGGAACACCGCGCCGGCGCTCTTGTCGCGGATCGAGCCCAGGGAGGAGAGCGTATTCGCCCAATTGTCATTTCGTCGCTGGATCACATAGCCCCGTAGCGTGTAAGTGTAGCAGGCCGTTCGCCGAGCAATAGATGCGTGACGCCGTGCACGAGCGCGTCCATGCGGTTAGGGCTCGGCAGGCCCGGGATCCAGGTGCTGCACTCCTTCTCGAGTTCCGCGTGGACTCCTACATGTACGCACCGCCCGAGCTCGTACAGCGCCCCGACCGGCTCCGCGCGCACCTCTTTCGCAGCCTTCGCCCAGACTCCGACGATCGGGACGAAGTGCGACTTGTCGGTCTCGCGCTGTAGCTGCGTCATCGCGACGCGTAGGTGCGACTCGATCCACTTGCCGCCCTGGTTGAGCTCGGCCACGATCGCTGTCGCGCTCCACTCTTTCGCGAGCTGCACGACCCGCCGCGCCGCGGCCTCGGGCTTGCCTCGCGCGAGCGTGTGATCACCAAGGACGAACGCGCGCCGCGGGTTGCTGCGGTCCTCGCCGAGCACGACGATGCCGTGGTCGTCCGACTCCTCGCCGTCCGTGATCGCCGGGTCGAACGATATGATCCTGCGGGACAGAGCGGGAGCCTGCTTCACGCGGTGCTGATTGATCGTGTCCTGGTCGACCATAGCGCCGACGCCCTCAATGAATTCGCCATCGAGTTCTTGGCGGCCGAACGACGAGCCGCCCATCGCCGCGCGCATATCGGCCACCGCGTCGGCGTCTAGGTTCGCGACGTTGTCCTCGGTCCGCGCCCGCGTGATCCGTACGCCCTCGTCCCGCAGGAGCATGGCAACGATAGCCGAGCCGCGTTTCGGCGTCGTCGTGATCGTCGTGCGGACGGGCGCGCGCTGGCCCTTGAGCCGCAGTGCGAGCACGATATTTCGCCAGACATAGACCGGGTTTTGCCACTTCGCGATCTCGTCGGCCCAGACGTGATTGAACTGCGGCCCCCTGAACGCCTCCGGGTTGTCCGCGCTGATCAGTACCGAGTAGCCGCCGTGCGGGTAGTAGACGCGGCTCTTGCTGCTCACGTACTCGAGTTCATACCCGCGCCGCTGCGCGCACGCGATCAGCCCCGACTCGCCGCGCAGCATCACGCCCTCAATGTCGCGCTGATACGCCTTGCTCGTGAGGAGCCCGCGATACTCCGGCCCCCAATCCTCTTGGATGTCGAGCGTGTCCTCGGCACCGCCGCGGGTCTTGCCCGATCCACGGCCGCCCATGATCAGCCACTTGTCCGCGCCGTCCGGCCGCAGCTGGTCGGGCCGCGCGAGCATCTGCCAGCACGAGAGCAGGTCGGAGATCTCGTGATCGGAGAACCCCCGCAGTGCGTCGGCGAGCGCGTCCCATCCCTGCGACTCGCGCAGGTGGTACAGCGCGCGCGCGGCCTCGCGTAGCTGATTCACCTGGCGCCTCCGCTTGCGGCCTGTATACTATAGATCATGAACCGAGCCCTCGTTGCCCTCGCCGCCCTGCTGACCCTCGCCGCCTGCGACGCGGTGCCCGCCGTGGACCCCCTGCCGCGCCCGCTGCGCCCGGTCTGCAGCGCCGACACGAAAGAGATTGCCGCAGAGAAGGCCGATCTCTACGTGTGCTACGCGGAGTGCCAGGACCTGCTGGCGTACTGTCTCGACCAGGGTACGGGTAGCTGCCGCCCCTGCGAGGACGAGGCGGAGCGGTGCATGTACGCGTGCGGCGGCCCGCTAGATTGACCACTGCAGCACCAGCCCGTCCGCGCCGTCCTCGCCGTCCTCACCGCCGTCGCCGTTCCCGCCGCTACCTGGCGCGGCTTCCAGGGTGCCAGTGAACGTCGATCGCCGATACGCGAGCAGCAGGGCGCCTCCGCCCCCGCCGCCGCCGCCGCCGGCGTTGTCCGCCGCAATCTGTGTGCCGTCGCCGCCGTCGCCGCCGTTGGCGCGGATCGTGCCCGCTCCTGTCAGCTCGAGCGCGTGGATCGATACGATGCCACCGCCACCGCCACCACCGCCACCAATCGCGGTCGGCTCATCGGACGCGCCGCCGCCGCCGCCGCAGCCACCGCGAAAAACGCGCCCCATGTCCGTGGCGCCGAGGGCCGCGCGCGCATGCCGAAAGCCGCCTGGAGGCGCGATCGGCGCGGTCGAGACCCCTCCCGTAGCTCCGCCGGCGTCGCCGCCGTCACCACCGACGCCGCCCAGCGAGTGCCCGAACCCGCCGCCGTCGCCCGTGGACGGCTCGGCCGGGCTTCCGTCGTCCGCCGATTCGCCGTCACCGCCGTCACGTCCAGCGCCCAGTGGCCCCGTGTTCTCGTTCCCGGCGGCGCCTGCCCCGCCTGCACCCCCGTCGAACCCGGAAGCCCCGGAAGCGCCGTCGTGATGCAGCACGCCGCCGGCCTGCACGTCGCAGGCCACAGAGCAGAAGATCCGGTACCCGCCGCTAACGAGCGTAGCGCCGGACGGCACTGTGAGCGTGCCGTAGTACATGTCGCGGGTGAGCGTCGTCGTACCCGCGGCGATCGTGACGTCCCCGTCAGAGCCGTCGCCGAATGCGCCGGTCGCGCCCGCGTACATCCACGCCAGCCACTGCCCATAGTTGTGCAGCGCCTGGTTGACTTGGTCGGCCTTGATCGACTGCCCGGCTACGATGCCCTGCGCAGCTACGCCGGCTGTCATAGCCGCATCGCGCGGGACGCTGCCCGCGCGGGGGCCGCTGGACCACGTCGGATCGGTGGCCCACAGGATCGGATCGTCGGTTGGTGCTGGCATGGTCAGGTCACGGGTTCGGCTGTGGGTGCTGCCCCGGCCACGGGGTCGAGCGCGTAGTCTGTGGTCGTGGTCGTGCCGACCGGGTCGAGCGCGTAGTCGGCCACGAGGTCGTCGGCGGTGATCGCGTAAACTCTAACACGCCGCCCGGCGGGCTTGACCCGACGCATGAGTGTGAGCAGCCGGGACTCGTCTGCGGGATCGATGTCGCCGCCGATCTCGATCGTCCGACCGTCGCCGCGGTACTCGTCCGCAGCGGCCTGCGTCCAGGTCTCGAACACGCGCACGATCTTGTCGCGCGTCGACGCGCCGGACAGCACGAGCACCGCCTGGATCTGCACGAGTCTCCGATACACCGCATCGGCGAGCCCGAGCCGCGCCACGCCCAGCAGCGCGCCGATAGCATCGAGCGCGGCCCCGGTGGCTGTGGAGATATCAAACGCCGTCTCGATCTGGCGCAGCGTGGCCTCAGTCGCTGCGTACCGGGTCGCGATGACGTCGCCGATCGCCCCGATAATCGGAACGTCGCGATTGATTCGCACCCACAGCGCGCCGACCGCATCACGCCCGCCGCCGATATAGCTGCCGATGTAGCTCACTCGACGATCACCGCCCCCGACACCTCGCCCGGTGCCGTCGTCGGAGCGCACTCCAGGAGCAAGGCCTCGCCGGCAGTCACGGCGATCGGCGGATCAAACTCGAACGTGGTGCGGTAGAGCGTGCTGGTGTCAGCGATGACGCCGACGTCGCCCTCGGCCAGCGCCCCGCGCGTCGTCGTTCCGTCCGACTCGTAGAACTGCATCTCCACGTCGCCTGGGTCGCCCTCCGACGTCATGCGGATCGTGGTCACCTCGCCGGACACTGGCGGCAGCCAGAATAGCTGTGCGTCGTTGCTCCCCGGCGGCGAACTCGACAAGGATGCAAGGGGGCGCCCGAACGGAACCCAGCGCGCGGCCGAGCTCGATGACGTATCGTAAGCGAACGGGGCTACGGTCACGCCTCCCCCGGCGCCGACCAGCACCCAGCCCGTGTTGCCGAAGGCTGTGGTCTTGCGGTACATGTCCCCGGTAGACACGTCCAGGTACACCGACCCGCGTCCTGCGATCGCCGCCCCTTCAGGCGAGCCCGATCCGTCCAGGATCCGTGCCCCGCTGCTGAGTAGGAGCTGCGCAGTGCGGAGAGGAACGAACGCGGCGCCGGTCGCGTTAACCAGCAGCGCGGTGCCTGAGGACAACGAAAGCTGCGCACCTGCGTCCGCGTCGAGGTTCCCGGCCGTGCCGATCTGCGCGGCGCCACGGAACCGGCGCTGAACCGCGCGCAGCGTGTCATCCACGCGGTTCATCCACGCTGCGATCACGCGCGACGTGGCCGCGCTCGCGGGGTACGGCGTGCGCAAGTTCCCCGCGGCGTCGCGATCGAACTTCTGGGCTACGAGCAGCTCCTGTTGCGCGTCGTCGAATTCCGTAGGGGACAGGTCTAGATCGGGAAGTGTTTCGGTGCCCATGGGTCAGGTCTCCTCGACGGGGTCGACGTTTGCGGCGCTGTAAACCGGCCGTTGGCGGATCGTGATCGGGTACTTGGTGGTCTGCCAGGCGACCCCGTCATCGCCGACCTCGACCGTGATCGAGTCGATAGCCGGGATGCCCGCGCTCATGATGGCGCCGGTGAGCTCGGCCGGGATGACGTCCTTGCCGATCGTCCACGCGCTCGCGGCGTACCCCTCGAGCGCAGCCTCGACGGCGCTCTGCAGCGCGGGGGCGTCGAGTGCCTGATCGGCGTCCTCGCTCGTGCTCGTGACCAGCGAGACGCGGATGTAGATCGGCACGTCCGACACGCGATCGAAGCCGACGACACGTGCACGCGGCCCGCTGCCGATCGTGACTGCGGTCGCACCGAAGTACCGTGTCGCCGCCGGGCCGTACGCCTCGATCGCCGCGGCCACGTCCTCGTCGGTGCCGCCCGAGACCACGACATTGACGGCGCCGTACGGGATCCCGTCGCTGTCCGGGTCCGTGCTCGGGTCGACGTTTTCGTACGCTCTCGCGTAGTCCACCCCCTCGGCCAGCCCGACCCCCGCGTCCAGTGCAGCGAGCGGCCCCGATGCACGGGCGAGCCTCTCGACCTCGACGCGCCGGCGCAGGTCCGCGTCCGTCTCCGCGACGCGCCCCGCGATCGGCTGGCTGTCGTCGTCGAACGCGTCGAAGTCTGCGATGCCGTCGAGGATCGTCCACGCGCCGAGCGTGCTCACGTCGATCGGCTGGTACAGCGTCGATCGCACGCGGACGTCCGTGATCGTGCCCGCGCCGACGCGGCTGTAGGGTCCGTCGATCGTCTCGAACTCGAAGCCGCCGACCTCGACACGCGTGCCGTCTGGGATCGTCACGTTGCCTGTGCTCGTGATCGTGCCGAGCACTTCGGCCCGCTGCGCTGGCTCGCGCGTGAGTCCGAGCAACGCGACCCGCTGATCGAGGTGCGCGCCCGCGGCCGTGCGAATATCCATCGAGCGCCACACTGCTTGAGCGAGTTCCTGCCCGCGGTAGTCGTACAGCGCGATGATGCGCTGCACCTGCCCGAGCAACGAGCCGACGCCAGTCGCGACGCGGGCGGATACCCGCGAGCGGAACTCGGCCTGCACGTCGGCGAGTGCCTGCGCGTAGGTCTGGATCGTGAGGCCTGCGGAACTGAACACACTCATAGACCGGATAGCTCCGTTTCGAAGTCGACCGTAAACTCGGACCCGCTCACGCGGATCGGTGGGACCACGACGCGCCGCGCGGCTGCGTCGTACAGGATATCGGGCGCTGTCTCGAGGCCCTCGACGCCCTCGACGCGCTGGATATGCTCCTGGAGAAACACGGGGAGGCCGTCGATCGGAGCCCGCCCGAACACGCCTTGCTCCCACGGAAAGCCGATCGATCGATCGAACCGCGACTCACCGAGCCACACGCCGACCGCGTACGTGATCCGCTGCAGCGTCGCGGCGGGGTGCGTCGCCGCGTCGTCACCGACCAGAACAGCGTCGAGCCCGTGCTCGGTCTCGGTGAGCACGAGATCGTAATACCCGCCGCCGACCGGCTCGATCTGCAGATCGCAGGTCATAGGATCACCCCGTCCAGCTGCTGCGCGCTCGATGGGGGATCGGTGTCGACGGGGCCGCGGCCGGCGTCGAACTGCTGCAGCGCGCCGTCCGACGTCGTGATCGTGACGCGGATCTCGCCGTCGTCTTGCAGGTGTTGCACGACCGCCTGGGCGACCGCACGCGCGATGCCGTCCCAGATCTCCCCACTGTCTCCCGGATCGCCCAGCTCCTCGGCGAGCTCGGAGAGGATCGCCTCACGTAGGGCCGTGGCGGACAGACTCACTCGGCCACCGCCTTCGTTGCGCTGTACGTCGCGCCGATCGGGTCCAGCGCCAGGTACGCGGACCCGGCCGCGAGCGCGGCGGTGCCACCGTCGAGCGCGACTGAACCGGCGGTCATGGCGGCGATCAGCCCTTGGAGGTACGTCTGCAGCAGCGGGGCGACCGCGACGAAACTGGCCGGCGTCGCCGCCGCGCCGAGCGCGATCGTAGGTGCGTCGATGACCCGGGCCGCCGCGAGCGCGGGGCTCGGGGGAAGTGCGCGTTTCGCATCCGGCGCGAGGCCCGGGAAGAATACAGCGTCGGCCTGATCGTGCGCGCGGCCGATCGCTGGGTCGACGGGCGGCACGACGCCGGCCACAGGCTTGGCCCGGTACCACTGATCAAGCGCGCGATCCGCGAAGATCAGCAGCCCGGTATCCCCCGGGGCGATCGGCAGATGGTCGCTATGCGTCGCACCTTGCGCTACCGCGACCCGCGCATCGACAAGCTCGGGCGGGAGCGGCACCTCTACCTCCCCGGCGGGGCTGGTCTGCGAGGAGATGCGCAGAAATCCGAGCGTGCATCTTGCGACCTGCGTCGCGGGCGTATACGTTACCACAGTGGCCGGAGCGGCTACGCGAAGGTCGAGATCGTGCTTGCGCAAAGCGCGCTGAATCATCCCGCGCAGCGACCCGCCCGCGGGTGGCGTGTCGATCGTGTCGCGTCGATCTGTGGCAGTGCTCATAGGGATCGGCCCACGATGCGCGACACCCACGGAGCGGCGCCGCGCGTCTCGAAGGAGTGTACCACGTGCTCCACGCGGAACATCCCGCCCTGGTAAGACACCTGGCCGCCGGGCACAATCCCCGGGTCCAGGAATGTGGCACACTTCATGATTCCCCCGCCGCCGAACGTGACGGGCTCGACCAGCGGTGCGCCTGGGAAGCGCGGGCCAGGCTGCTGCGGCGCGATGACGACCGCGCGCGCGGATGGGTCGGGCAGCCCTTGCCGCACAAGGTGCACCATGCCGTCGCGGATGTACCAGCGGCAGCGCAGCGTCCGGCACGCGTTGTCGAGGAGATCCGCCGCGGTCCGCGCGCCGCTCTGATTGAACGGGCCTTGCGCGGCAGGGTCCACGCTATTGATCACGGGCGTGACGGACGGCCCTTCGACGAGCCCGAGCACTGCGATCGCATACCGAACCTGCGTCGCCACGGGCGCCTGGGTCGCTTTCGCCTCGACGATCTTGTCGGTGTCGTAGGCGTCCGCACCGTCGCCGGCCGTCGCGTACGTCCACGTTTCGGGGCCGACCTGCGTGGAATCCGTGAACGACTCGAGTCGCCCCGTGAACGCAGGCACTGCGATCGCGTCGTACCCGATCGCTACTGTCATAGTGTTCACCGGCGAGTCCGGCAGCTCGCGGAAGATCTGCCCCATGAGGCGCGCGCGGACCGGGTCCAGCCCTTCGATCGCGACGCTGCAGCGGTCCGGCTCCGATTCAAAGCTGCGCTCGATCGTGCACTTGACGTTGAGGCCGAGCCCGTCGGCAAAGTTCACGCGGTTTCCGACGATCGTGATCTCCGCCGTCGGGTTGTAGTAGCGCGCGAACGTCACGGCCCCGCCTCGCGGTACAGGAGAAGCGCGGACACGTCGAGCGTGGTCAAGGTTGCGGCTGCATCAAACTGCGTGTCCTGCAGGTACAGGGTGCCCGGCGGCACCGGCAAATGCCTGTACGGCTGCAGCAGATCGACGCCCGGCACGAGCGCGATCCCGGCGACGATCGGCACGTCGGCCAGGTCCAGGATGTCGAGGTACCAGCCGCCGTCCGTCGCGTTGTACTGCGCGGCGATACGGACGCGGACGCCGTCGAGCGTGCACTCTTGCGTGGTCTGCCGTTGCTCCTCGACGTATCGCAGACGGATGTAGAGCACGGCCATGTCAGGGCCCTCCGAGGTCGGGCACCGCGCTGGGTGCCGTGTTGCCGAGCGTGCCGGCTTCGAGTGCGCCGATCTCTTCGACCGCGACGTCGAAGTCGGGGGTCACTGTGCCAGGGATCGCGAGCTGAAATTGTTCGAACTGCATCGTCAGCATGACGCCGCGCCCCGTGTCCTCGGTATAGTCCTCGCGCATGGATACGCAGCCCATGTCAGGGTATGCGCGCTCAGGGGTCACGACGAAGCACGTAGACGCCTCCACGATGTTGATCAGCTTGGCGAGCTCGGTGCGGTCGAGTCTCGCGATGCCGAGCAGGGCGAGCGGCGAAAACACCGGGTCCGCGGAGAGCATGCCTGTAATGGTCAGGGTCTTCGGCTGCTGGATCCGGTTTTGGGCCAGTACGCGCTCGAGCGGGTTTCGGGTCATCGCCCAACGCCGATCGAGGGACTCTTTGTCGCTCAAGTTGAACGTGACCTTGCCCGGCCCAGGGACCGTCACCTGCGACAGCAGCAGCGGCACGATGCCCGGGGCAGGGCTCGGCGGCTGCGCGAAGATCGTGACGTTCGACGGCCCGAGTAGGCTCTTGATCTTTTCGAGGCTCATCGGCTGAACGGCACTTTCACGTAGTTGCTCTGGCGCTCCACCTCGTTCGCGAACATCGAGCGGAACGAGTCGAGGACCTGGTCAGGGATTAGATCGGGACGCGTAGCGCCGTCGATCGCGAAGTCCATATCGATCGTGAACGTGTTGTTGATCGTCGCGGTGAGCACCTGAGGTGCCCGGTCCTGCGATATGTCTCCAGGGGACACGTCAGGCAACTCCTCGATCCCGAAGAGCTTGGACAGCGGATCCTGGC